CTCTTCTGCTGTAGTTGATTCAGAAAATACCACTCTTAAACATCTGCCATTAGCTTTAGTACTTGCCATCTCAAACCAAGAGTTATGATCTGCCTTAGTTTGTCTTGCATAGCCTGTAGCTTTAGGCTCTGTATCTTCTTTGTTCTCATAGAAAGATGATTTAAAAATAACCCAATCATCCCCATTATCTACCATCTCTGCAACTAATCTGCATTCTGGATATTCTTTATTCATTTTGCTGATAAGTTCATCAACAGTTGTATAGTCCTCTAAGAATTTAGGCATTCCCATTTATACTTCCTCCATTTCATAGCCCTCATAAGTCCAACACTTTAAGCAGACAAAGCTTCCATCATCTGCAGGAGCATCAAAGTGATGTGTACCTGTAAACAAGTTGCACCAATTAAGAACTTCCCCCTCTTTTAGTCTTGACTCAAAATCTGTAACATCATACAGATCCTTTTTCTTTTCTCTTAGTTTTTTATCATCTAACTTTAGACTTACATAAGCCATTGTCATCAATAGAGATATTACTCCATAGACTACAAAGCCTAGATAGATTATTTCTTGAATTAACATAATTAATTCCCCTTTCTTTTACTTATTTAACTTTAACTCTTATGTGGTAACAAGTATTACACCCATAAGATGTTTTTTTAATGTGTTTTTTACATTTAGCCATTTTTAATTCCCCTTTATTATATTTACTTTAGCATTAAAAAGACTTTTAAATTTTTAATAGAATATTTATTTTCATTTAATTCAACTTTAAATGTTGTCTTATTAATTTTTTTGTAAGTTCTTTTAGTCATTATGTAACCTGTTTTTATATTTTCTTGAACTCTAAAAAAATTATCATTTTTAACAAATTCATAAACTGTTCTTTGAGTTCTGTTTAATTCAAAAATCTTTGTTGTTTTATTAACTTTAGTTACTTTTAAAAAGTCTATATCACAATCTATAAGAGCTAAAACACTAGTAACATCATCTTCTAATTTATATGTTTTATCTAAAGTATAACCTTTAGTGTCAAAACTTTTTGTAATCTCTTTTATCTTCATTTTGATAAATCCCCTTTATGACTTATATATATATTATTTCATAAATTTGTCATACTGTCAAGCATCAAAATTAATATTAGATTGCTCTTGAGCTCTCCAATAAGCTCAAGAGCTATCAGTTGATCTTAAGTAAGGTGTGGCTAGTGCTTACCCTGTGTCACTCCCTCCCAAAAACCAGAATGAACTCTATTTAGTGAACATTTTATATATGTGAAGTAATAGGCTCTAACCCTAGTTAAGATGGTCTAGCTAATCCACTTTGTTAATCCCTTATCAAATATCTTTTTCCAAGAGCTAGAAAAATATTTTGTATGTATTGAACACTATAAACAAGTACTAGGACAATAAGTTAAAAACCAGATATAAATTATTTTGTGTTCCAAGCCTCAGTTATAATGGTATTGGCTCTGGTAGATTAATTAAAATATACTTAACCCCTTTTGTATATTAACTTTTAGTTTAGCTGATTTTTTTCTTTGCAAAAGTTTTAATTACTGATAAAGCTGCTCCACCACCTGCAATAGCTGCAATCTGTAGTGAATTAGCATCAACACCAACTAAAGGACTGATAGTCAAAGCTCCTATAAAACTTTCCAAAAAAGTCCATATAGCTCTCTCTAACATATCTTTTAATTCATCTGACATACTATTCCTCTTCTTTCATCTTTGCTTGTACTTTTTTAAACTGTGTGCATTTTTTATTAATGCAGACAAAAGCATTATTTATTAATTCTAATGTTTCCATACAGGAATGACATTTTGATTTCATGTTATTATTGAGCTTGTAAGCCTTTTAATATCCAAGTTTCTCTTAAAGCTTTAATTTCTGTTTTAAGATGTTTAACTTCATCTTTCAATTCTTGTAGATCCTTATTAACTGTATCTGCTAATACAAGATGATCTTTTTGCTTATTGTCTATAATTGGCTCTTGTATATCTACAATCCAACTTTTAAGAAAGTAATCTGGACAATTAGTTGCTTTAAAGAAACTGTGAGGCTTTAACTCTCCTCCTATCTCTTTCCATAAATTTTTTATTGTTTTAAGTGCTTGTGGTGTAGGTGTATCATTTTCTCCACCCATCCAACAAACAGAATAATATTGCTTATTACCATCATTAGTTCCCTGTGATGCAGGTCTATTACCAAAATCTCTACCCACATAAAGATTTCCTGAGTTACCTACTAAAAATGAATAACCAATATCATTCCATCCTCTATCTACTTGATGAAATTTTTGTATGTTTTTTAATTGCTGTATTTCCTCTATTTCATTTTGAGGAGAATCCATAGCTGTATAATGAACAGCTAGTCCTTTAATATCAATGTTTTGAGAATAAGCATTTTTAGGTGGTTTAGCCCCCCATTGTTCTCTAGTAATTTTTTTCATATTTACCTTATAACCTTAATATAGTCCCATTTTTCTTCTCCTCCAATTACTAAAGTGAGCATTCCTGCCCTAGATTTATCTCCTTTAGTATTTTCAAACCACTCAGAGCCTGAATCTAGTGTTGGAGCCTGTACTATAAGCCTATCTGAACTCTCATAAGCTGAAAAATAATGATAATGTCCATGTAACAAAATATCTGAATCAGCAATAGAATTTCTTGAAAATGCTTGATCTGATAGCCATTTTCTTGCTTTTGCCTGACTGTTAGTTCCTGATCTCATCTGATGCCCATGTAAAATTGTGGTTACTACCCCAGAAATTTCAAAAGTTAAAGATAGTTCACTCTCTGGAATAATAAAATCTAATATATCTTTATATGCAGGAGCTTCTTTGAATATTTCCTGTAGTTCCTCTGCCAACATAACATCTTTATTATCTCCAAAAGTTGTATAGGCTTTTCCATTCTGCCTTTTTTCCCCATGATTACCACCTGCAAAAGCCACTAATCCTCTCTTAAATAGAGGCATTATCTCTTTTATTAGTGTATAAATCATTCTTCTAGCTACTTTTTGCTGTTGTCTATCATCTAACTCAGTCTGAAACTCTTGCATGGCATAATGTCCACTACAACCCTCTACTAAGTCCCCAAGCCCTGCAAACAGCACCTGATCAATAGTTTCATGCTTCTGTAACTCTTTAACCTGCTTTTTTATTTTAGGTATATAGCTCATAAATCTCTCTATAGATTCCTCTGTGCCACCCTTGCCAATCTGAAAATCAGCCAATGCAATAGTAAATGTTTTAGTGTTTTTAGTTACTTTTTGTTTAGGTAGTGGCTTTTTCTTACTAGCTAACTGTAAAAGCTTCTTAAAGTCCTCATCAGGCATATAGACTTTATCAGATACAATCTTAGCTTTAAAGTAATAGAGCCTTTCTATCTGCCCCATTCCTGCATTGACATCCCAAAACCTTATTTCTGCTGTGTTCTCTACAACTCTATAATTACCTGCATCTACACCAAAATAAGACTCTAATTGCTCCTGCCAATCTACATTGTTTGATGGTTGTGGCTTAGATACTATCTCCCCTGATTTAGTCTTTTCTGAGTAGTACACACTAGGCTCAAAGCCTTTAGGATGATTAATTTTGTTCTTTTTATGTGTAGATTTATTGGATCTTGTTTGTGCAAACTTATCTAAAGAGTCCATACCTATAATCCTTAAAATATCTTCTTACAGTATTGTAACTTAGGTGTTCAAACTCTTTATAATTGCTAACTAAATATTGTGCTGCAACAGTATCAGATATGTGTTTTTTTTCTGCTTCTTGAGCTATTTTAAGAAATATTTCTTTGGCTTTATCATCTTTAAGAATAAAATTCCTATGTGAAAAATGCCCTGTATGTGTATATCCCTGTTGTTGAGAAAATTCTTCTAAATTCATAGATAACCTCCTATAATTATAGGATAGCCATTATCTAAGACAATTTATTCAGGCTTTGGATAATCTGCTTTTACTTGTGCTATATGATCTGCCCAAAGAGTAGTGCCATTAACACTATCCCAATATTGCATGTCTAGTTGATCTTGCACAGATCCATAAGCTTCTTGTCTAGCTTGAATGTAGCCAAATTGTTGCTCATCAAACTTAGAATTGGCTAAATCAGTTATAGCTTGCTCATAATCAGCATCTGTAAATTCAAGTCTTTCATTATTAACTTGCTTATGCATTGGCTTAGCAGCTTCTATTTCTGCTGTAGCTTCTACTGTTAGTTCTTCTAATGTTGCCATAATTATCCTTTCTATCTTATCATACTTTATTTACTTACTTCTTTAAACCATATAAAGTGAATGTTCCACTTGCTATGTTTCCTGTACTTGCATAAAGCTGTATTCCATCACAAGCCTGTGCAACTGTATGAACATATCCACCTTGTCCACCTTTACTTTCTGCATTTGCATTAACCAT